CCTTAGAGCAGACTCCCGTAACTTCACATTGAGGCGGCTGGCACTCTTTAGAGGTCCACCGTTCGTAATTTTGGCAGTCATATCTTACCCATCCTTGGTAGCCGCATCCTGATAGGAGCAGTACGAGTGCTACCGCCCCTACCAAGCGATGCATTATTTAGCGCCTACGCCAAATTTCTGGTCTGTTGGATTTACGGCCCTCAAAATCGGTGCAAGTGCAGCTGCTACAAATGCATTAGCTAGCACCTTAGGGTCAGTGATACCTGACATGTAAAGCGCACCGACGCATGCAAGTGCAGCACGGGCATATGATGCGAGCGCTGCTATTAGTTGGTCTTTCATGGTTATCTCCTTTAGCGCCCTTAGTTAATTTGGCTAAGCACGTACAGGTTAGCTGTACCTGAGCTTGTTATTGCGTATAACGCTTCATGATCTCCAACATTTATTGTAATTTTATCGCCGTTATCTAATTTATAGCCGTTGGCCACAGTTAGGTCTGAACCGCCTATGTAAAGCGTACCGCTAGAGCTATGAAGCCATACAGTCTGGTCTGCAATATCGGCGCTTACAACTATGGCAGCCGTTGTGGTTACAGTCTTTACTGCTGATTTAGGCATGTTTTAGCTCCAATTTAGTTATTAGAGCCGCCACCTTGGCAGCATCTAAAGCTATCTCAAAGTGCATTTCGTCTTTACGGTTCACATAATCGCCGCCCCATTTTAGGCCGTACTTCTTAGCCAGCGCCTGAATCATTGGCACTTTAGCTGCGTCAAACGTGCCTGCCTTACCCAGTGGATGCTTAGTAGCATTGAGATCAAGGGCTGTGCCTGATGAGTGATTACTCAGTTTGTCAGAGCTACCCCTTATCATGCGGTAGCAAAAACCCCAGTCATCATTTGAGCCATCTATCGGCTCTATTAGCTTGTGAAAGTCAGCAGCAAATGCAATAAGTAACGGCGCTACCTTTTCGGCGCATGCAAGTTTTACTGTAGTACCTGGCACTGTGTAAGACTTTATGCCAATCGCTGCACGATCCTTTGATGCAGGCCAGCCGTTGAAACTAATCTCTGACATGCGACGCATCCTCACATGTCCATATGCAAGTTGCCTCATCAAGTATTGCTACATCATGGCATTTAGGCGCGATAAATGCATCTCTGGTTTCATCGTATGTGTAACCGATACCTGCATAATTTTTGCGGATATTTCCATTATATGAAGTCTTGACCCAATTACCGCCAAGATTATCTAATAACCATTGATACCCTTCATCAGGTTCATTGTTATCACCGACAGTTACACGAATAACTTTATTATCAGAATCTAATTCTGCCCAGTGACTCATACCAAATACCTCACGATTACAATTCCAGAACCGCCAGCGCCACCGCTTTTATTAGTCGGTCCACTTGCGACACCACCACCACCACCGCCACCACCTGTATTTACAGTTCCTGCAGTTCCATCGACAAGTTTTCCACCACCGCCACCACCACCAGAACCACCAGTGCCAACAACACCAGTGCTGTTTGCGCCTATTCCACCGCCACCACCACCAGCGTAATAATAAGTTCCTCCAACATTTTGACCCGTGCTAGTTGCTGATCCCCAACTTGAATAAGTTGATGATCCTGTACCACCATTACCGCCAGTGTCTCCAGCTGTTGAATTTCCACCAACTACTGATGCTCCACCGCCGCCGCCACCAGCGGCGCGTAATGCTCCTGATACTCCACCAGTACCGCCGTTATTTCCTTGCGTGCCAGTTTTATTTCCAAATGTGTAATTGTAAGAACCGCCGCCGCCAGAACCACCATTTTGAGCAGCGAAACTTTGTGATGAACCACCACCACCACCAGTTGCGGAAGTTGCTCCTAGACTTGAAGTAGTACCGTTTGCTGCTTGTGCCGTATCTAAAACTCCACCTGCTCCACCAGAACCTATAACTATTGATTGTGAACCAGATAATGATTGCGAAGTTAGTGCAACAAGGCCACCAGCGCCACCACCACCGCCATAAGTTCCACCACCACCTGCCCCACCAGCAATAACTAAAATATCGCAATCAAGATTACCGCCTGTTATTCCAAGTGTTCCATTAGCGGTAAATACGCGATAGTTATAGCCACCTGATGTACTAAGTGTGCCACCTGTCACTGTTGCCTTTGTAATAGGATTTTGAATTGCAGTTGTAATGTTGAGCATTATGCAATAGCCCCGACTACATACCATGTATCAGTTGCTACTTTAATGCAGGCAGCGCTTTTGTATTGTGCAAGGGTTGGACTTGCAGCCGTTGCACCTGCACTTAGAACCGTAGTTGTGCCAGGTGTTACAGCGCTTATTGTGCAAGTACCAGCACCAATATTTAGCACGGTAATAACTGATCCGACAGGAATAGCCACGGATGCGTTAGTAGGAATCTTAAAGGCTATCGCTGTTGCCTTGTTCATTTGTTGCAAGACTTGGTAACTATCGGCAAGTACTGCCGTGTAGTCAGTAGTGGCTGTTGCGTTCAAGGTGAAGGCAGGTAGCCCATTCCATAATGTCGAGGTAACTACGTCACCCGTAACCGCTGGCCATGTTGGCATTTCTATCTCCTTAGTAACTAAATACGTTCGTACCGAGTACGCCGTATAACGTTGATCCGATAATAAAGCCGTCAATGATGGGCTCTAGTGTAGTAAATGAAACCTTCCAGTTATTAGGTCTGATATACATGGACACGCCAAATACTTGTAATGTCTTAGTAATGGTAGATACCCCTGGCTGATTTGTTGTAATTGTTACGTTGTCAAAGAAATCTAAACCTAGGGCAGCCTTTATGCCTAAATCGTAATTATTGGTATATAGGTCTAGCTCTAATAAATCGCATCTAATGCTTGTTTCAGCACGGCTAGCGACGTAGGCTAGGGCATAATCCTTAGCCACCGTTGTAGTTTGCATAAGCAAATTCTGTTGGTTATAGCTGTGGATAAAATATTTATCTATGCTGGCCGTATTAGTTGCAGTCTGAGTTGCAAGGCCAGTAGCTGTAATGCTGGCTGAGTTGAATATGAGCGTATCGTCTAGTTTCCATACTGCGTTGCTATAGGCGATATTTGTGCCATCATCATTGAATACTGTAGGCGTATTGGCTACTGAGCTAACTGTAACCGTGCGATCTTGAAAGACAAACGAGCCTGAGGCGTTTACGTATATTGAACCGTACTCACTCGTTGTGGCGGTTTGCATCGCTGCTAGCGCCGTACGAGCAGTCCCTGGGTCTGCCTGCAACGTGGTAAGGCCTGCATCAATATCGCGCATAGTAGATGGCCAAGCTATCTGATCTAATATCTGATTTACACGTGTGCCGCTTAGATTGCCAGCCGCTGCACCTGTCACCGTAGAAATCTGTGCATTTTGTGCAAGGCGCATGGCATCTACTGCAGTAATAGTTGTATAAGCCAACTCACCTGCGTTGCGTGGTGTCACCGTGTTATAGCCTGTAATGAAACCGCTAAAAATTGGATAGGTCACACCGTCATAGGTAGCCGTTATCTGCACCTTACGCATAGGGCTAAGCAGGTTGTAATAAGGCCCTGCCGTATTCTGTGGGTTAAAATCTCCATTTTCATCTACGATACGTAGGCTCAGCGTGCCAGTCTGGAATACATCGCTAGTTGCGTTACGGCCACGGCTTGTAGAAATTGTATCTACTTGATCTGACACATCCACGATAACTGCAGCACTATCAGCAAATACGTTAGTGCCTAAAATGCCTTGGTCAATAATCATGGCCTGAGCAAATGCAGGGCCTGTACTAAAGTTAATAATGGCATTGATTACGGGTATGGTCATGATGTGGCAAGCGCCCCAGTCTTGAATTGTGACCAGCCTCTAGCGTTGATTTCCTGTAGGGCTTGCTGCACTACATCTACCACGCCCTGCTCATTAGTGATTGTGCCAGCGCTAACAGTTACGTTAGCTACAAATTGCTGTGCCATGCCCTGTGGCATGTAAGTACCACTAATGGCATTGAATACTTCAGCGTTGCCTGTAGGCCCTACTGGGATGTTAGTAGCAGGCATTTGTGCGCTATTAGTTGCAGTTGTATTACCTAGGAAACCCTGAGGGGCTTCAATGGCGTATGGGCCTGAACCTATCTTTACAGTCTGATTAGCCGCGTATTTAGTAATGGCATCAGCTGCTAAAAATGCAGCTTGGCTAAGAGTATTGAGCGCTTTAGCCCCTGCCTCATTTTGTTCAAGTATTGCTATCTTGGCTTTGATGCGAGCCTTTTCCTCTTCGGTTGTAGCTGAGGCTAGAGCTGCATAAAGTCCTATGCGTTCCACGTCAAACTTAGCGGCTAGTTTACTTAGTTCTGTGTTTGCCTTGATCTGTGTGGTGTTTGATTTTATGGCTACGGTATTTTTCTTTATTACACCGCCTGCCTGTACAAACTGATCTAAAGTATTTGAGCTGCCGTAGCCTGGCTTAGTTTGAGATTTTGCACCTAATTTAGCTATTTGTCCTAATGGCCCTAGCTTTACTACATCGGCTAAAGTGCCTGCAATCATACCTAATATGCCAGTTTTGCTTGCTTTGGTTTTACCTATAAGCGATAAACCCACTAAGAAATCAGATGTAAATTGGGCGAGTGCTTCCATTTGTTTTGTGGTTTCGCTAATTCCAGTATTGCCACCTAAATTATTTATTGCCGTTAGTAAACCTTTACCTATGATCTCTTTAGAATCAGCTGCAGCAACAGCCAATAATGCCATTTGTCCTGAGTAACCTTTTACAGCCTCTAGCGCTTGGCCTTTATAGGTAGTTGTAAGTTGGTTGGTAATTTTTTTCATATCGCCACTAGCTAACGTAGCCTTATCAAGCTTTACGCCTAACTTACTCAGCGCTGTAGTTTGCCCCAGGTAACCCTTTGATAATGCAGTAGTCACCGAGCCTAAATCTTTAGAAGTGCCAGCTGCAACATCTAGGGCAATTCCTAAAGTTTTTTGCGAAAGTGCAACATCGCCTGTGGCAGTCAGTAATCTTTGAAATGCTGGGCGTAAATCATCATCTAATACGCCCGTAGTTCTTTGTAGGTTTGCTATGTAGTTTTCAACGCTAGGAGCTGCAAAAGCGTTGCCAGTATTTTTTAGTTGCAGGGCTAAAGATCGTGCTGCCTTTTCATCAGCTGCAAACGCATTTACTGCAGACTTGGCATACATGCCTATGGCACGTGCGCCAAACGCTAAGCCAAACGCACTAGCTAAGCCTTTGACTCCCTTGGTGAGTTTCTGAGTTGCCTTTTCAGCGGTACTAAATGCTTTTTTGCCAGTAAATTCTGTGGCTAAATCAATCTTAATTGTTGCGTCATTGGCCATTAGTTATACCCCACGGCTGCGTAAAATTTATCGCGTGATGCTTCTATGGCTTTGAGTACTGCTGCATTGGTCTTGCCACCGTCCTCTTTCCAAGCACGGAATATGGCACGGCCTTTGAATTTACGGCTAGGCCTGCCTTTATTGCCTAAAGTACGAGCATCTACAATATCGCCGTATTGATTGATGGCTTCAATAAACATATTGCCAGCATCAGGGTTATTGCTGCGTGATTTTCTTTTGTCGCTGCCTCTAACCATTTTGCCAAAGTTTGCATGTGTAGGAGATACCACGCGTACCATTTCATTTTGTTCACGGCCATTGGGATGCACACGGCCTGCAGTCTCATAAATCGCACCTGCAGCGCTAGCATTTTGAATACGTGCAAGTGAGCGCCAACCTGAGCGATTAGGTTTGCTTGGTGTTGTCTTATATCCAATGCCGCGCTTAGCATCTCCCGTACTCCACTCAGGAAACTTGCCATTAACGGACGGTTTGCCCCAGCCTGATAACGGTGCATTAGATGGTATGAACCCACGGGCTTTAGCCGTAACAGGTTTGAGCAGGCCACCGATTTGCTTTTGAGTTTCTTTAGCTAAATCAGGTGTGAATTTTTTGAGCGCTTTACGTAACTCAATGCCGCCCTTTACGCTTGCTGGCATTTCGCACCTCTTTCGCTCTGTCGCTTAGTACCTGTAACACTGCCTTAAACATACGTTCATCCATCGCTAGCACCTGATCGGGGCCAATCTTTAGCTCAACGGCTAACTGGGCAACCAAGTAAGTAAAGCTGCCCCGATCTATGCTTTTGGGTCTAAATCATCTAACACCTCAACGGCTATAAGCGTTGCAAGGAAATCATCGCCAAATGGCGGTATTACCTCTTGGCGCATTAGCGCGTTGTGTGCCAGCCAATAAATATCACTCTGGCGTTCATGTTCGCGTATCTGCTTTTGTATGCCTTGACCTGCATACTTTTCAAACGCATACTCCACTACGGGAGTGATTTGTACGATTACCTCGCCGCTTGCCCTTACGATCTTTAGCCGCGCCATTTACTTATACCCTAGAAAGGTGTACTTGCAGAATAGGCAACAGTTGAAGTACAAGTAAAGGTAAGGCTAGAAGTTGCATAGTCTCCTGGGCCACCTGAACCAACTGGTGTGAGGTTATTGATAAGAATTGAAACAGTGTATGTAGGGTTAGTTGCAGATACTGCAGTACCTTTCACAGGGATGATAATTGCAGTAACGCTTGTGCCATAAGCAGCTTGTAGCGTTGCGCATACCTTGGCTGCAGCCCAATCATTGAGGAAATCAACAGCTAGTGTGCTGGCTTCTAGGCCTTTGCTAAATTGGTGTGCAGTCGCACCCATCGTTGTTGTCTCGACCTCATCGAATGTTTGCGTTAAAGTAATGCTAGTGATGTATTCACTCAAATCAACCGTGGCAATTTTCAGGCCAACGTTATTGTCTAGATAAATTGCCATTTACTTATTCCTCATCTTTCTTTTTAGTGGGTGTAACGTCAGGTGCTGCAAGTCCTAATTTCTTTAGAACCTCTAAATCGGCTTCGGTTGGGTATGGCATATTTAGCTCCAGGTTGTTAGTACGGATAGTTGGAAAGATGCAGTGAGCAGTGATCCGCTAGCAACGTCTAATACCGACGGCGCGGTTATTGCACTGATGTTATAGGTCAGGCCTGATACTAATAATTTTTGAAATACGGCCACGATTGTGTCCTCTATGCCTGCAAGATTGCCCTGATTATCAAACATAGGCACGGTCATAATGATATTGAAATTGGCTTTAGGGTTAAGATTCTGTGAGTTATTACTTGGCTCAATGTACGGATCACTGGGAGCGACTACTACCGAGTTGGCTAAAATCGTCTCAGGTGGAAAGCTAAACACACTCCATACACCGTTATTAGTGAGCGCCGTTGCGATAGTGCCGCGTAGCGTGGTCAGGGCCGCCGTCATTACCCCACCATGGCCGACGGATTGAGATACGGGGCTATAAGGCCGCGTACCTTGCTAATCATTGAGTTACCCATACGGTACGGGCTAGGACTAAAGCCATCTACAGATACGCCGCCTGTCTGGCTTACCTGGCGCGCCTGCCATATATCTACAGCTAGACACATAGCAGCCTCGCGCACAGCCCCTGTGGTGGCGTATGAGGCAGTTTTTGTGTCAGTACCTACGCCACGGCCATAAGGCAATACACGACGGAAATTTTGATCTGCTGCAACCTTGGCATATTGGATAAAGCTATAGCCCTGTGGATATTGCCAGTAGTTGAGCTGCATATTGAAAGCAGGCAATATGTTTGCAGTACCTGTACTCCATGGCAGTGTTGCAGTAATTGTAAATGCGCCATTGAAAGTTGAACCAGCGCCTGAGATTGTTACCGATTCCCCTGTAGTAAAAATCCCAGGGCTGGCCAACATGACTGTAGCTACGTTAGATACTAACGCTGTCCCAACTACAGGTACGGAATCAAACCAAAGATAGCTGTTAAGTAAGTCCTCAGCCGTTTGACAACATTCTTCAACTGTACTGTCCGAGTATAAACTGCCGATTCCTAAATTGGACCGCAGCTCAGCCATAGTTACATATGTTGCTGCCATATCGGTACTCCTTACTCTAGGTAGGTAGGGCCAAGGGCTAAGGCCCTACCCACTATTAGGGTTATTGCTTAGGTGAAGTTGTAACGGATGATTCCCTTAGGCATCTTGGCGATTGTTGCCATGTAGCCGTAGATAGCAACCTGTACCTGCAAGTTAGATACAACGTTTACTGACATGTAAGCCTGTGGGCTTTGGTAAACAGTAAATGCCTCAGGTGCAAGGATAATTGCAGAATCATCAATAGTTGTTGTTGCTGCAAAATTCTTATCAACATAGAGATCAAGACCAAGAACGTTGCCACGGATGCTGCCAGGTTGTGCAAGTCCTGCAGCGTTCATGACTGTTGGTTGTGATGCTGAATAAATTGGGCGGCCTGTTGAATCTGTAGCACCCATAAGTAGCTGCCATTGTGATCCATTAGCGATGTAGTTATTTGCAAAATAGCCTGTTGCTTCATAAACAAGGCGTGCAGCTTCTGATGCATAACCAATAATACCTGCAGATGTTGCAGCTTGTGCAGTTGTTGCAACAGTACCTGCAGTAATAAGCGCTGCGTTTACTGTTGTATCAAGTGTCTTTAGGTAAGCATTTTGAAGTTGTGCTGTTAGCTCTGAGTAGAAATTTGGATCTGAGCGCTCTAGGAGTTCAACAGAGATTGTGTTCATACCTGAATACTTAGAAACTGTTCCTGAAAGGTATTCAGTAACCATACCTGTATTTTGTACAGCGCCCGCTTCGGCCTCAACAGTTACAACAGGTGCAACACCTGATTGGCCGCCTGCAGATGTAACGAGTGATGGCACGTTGATCGTCATACCGTTTGCTGGCAATACGCCACGTGAGCATGCGTCAATAGATGGAGTTCCAAAGCGTGTATTTGTTGGAAACTCTGAAAGGTACTGTGTTGGATTAAAAGCTGGGTTAGTTGCAAATGAATCATCTGCAGCTGTTACATATAGCTTTGAATCCTCGTTACCGAGTGCTGCTTTGATCTTGTGCTCTGTGTAAGAGCCCATATTTACGATTGGAGTACGTACAGTCTGGCTGTTGAGTACTGATGGACGGATAATTGGACGAGCTGCCTCTACTGTAGGTGCAGCCTGCTCTGGGGCAGATGCTGCCTCAGTTGCTGATTGATCGGGGGCTGTAGTCACAGCGGCCTCGCTTTCGGTTTCGGTTTCGGTTTCGGTTGTTGTGCTATTGATTGTGGTACTTGTGGTAATTACTTTGGTGCTCATTGAAGTAGCAGCCTCTACTGGCATATCGCCAGCTTGTGCTGCAATCTTTTGCACGGCGGCTGAGGTAAAGGCTGGGCTTTCAACCAAGCTAACCTCTTTCAATACTGCCGCCGTCACCAAGAGATAACCCTTTTCAGGCTTCGATGCGGTTACCTCAACACCGACGGATAAGCCACTCATTAGTTGCTCTTGGGCTAGCAAAATTGCGTCTGTACCGCGTGAGCTTGCGCTTACTTTAAAACTTGCAGTAATTCCTGCGCCATTAGATTGCATTGACTGCATGCGTCCGATTGGCTTTGTGTTGTCATGGCTCATTAATAATTTTACTTTAGATACATCAGGTATTGAAATGCTGCCCTCTTGAAATACAACAGCGCCTGCGCTTGTGTTACCAATTTCGCCGTATGGTGCAATCTTTCCAGCAATAATACGGCGCTCTGTATCGCTTGCCTCGATATTGCCACTAAATGTTAAGATCACTTGTACCCACTCCCTCACTTAAACCCATTGGGCTTAGTTGCTCCATAGATTGCGCTTGTTGTAAATCTATTAGTCCTAGGTTTAGCATTTTTTCTATTGCATCCAAACGTGCTGCAGTATCTGCACGTAGGAAAGTCTCATCTATTGCAAAGCGCACTACGTTGCCGTGTGCTGTTATGTCATCCATGCTCAAACGGTTTTCTATTGCGGAAAGGTAAGGCTGCAAACTGTAAGCAACGTATTCTTTCCTAGAATCCAAGACGTTCTGATAAGTCATTGAATTATTCATATCCGCACTAATCATAAAAGCTGGTACGTTCATCAAACGTGCAATTTCTGTTGCTAAGTATTGTGATGCTTCGTTATACATCATGTCTTTAGGGCTAAAGCCGATATTTTGCGCTTCTAGCGTGCTAGTCAAATATGCAGTAGATCGTGATGCACGTGCAGCTTTCCATGCAGCTAGTAAGCCGCTAATTTGTGCCTCAGGTAAATCAGCACCTGTATTTTTAATAACTGTTGTAGCCATTGGAGTAGCTGCAGCAACAGATGCTGCTTTTTGAATATCTAAAGCCGATTGAATGGTACGGCCACCGATTTCTAACACACCTGGCAATAATGATTGGAAAGTAACAAGTGAACCAATACCTGACATAGGCACACGTTCACCATTGACTGAATAAAATTCTACTTGATCGCCATATTGATTAGTTGTAACAGTAACGCGTGAGTTAGATACCCACTCAAAGCCACTAGGGCGGCCATCATCTGCATATAATGATGTAACGCGCCAGTAAGCAACGCCATAAAATAGTAATGAATCAACGGTGTATGCAATAGTTACGCTACGTGGTTGGCGTATATCTGGCTGGTCTAACCAAAGTGGAGACTCTAACTCAACACCTGTAGATTTTTTGTAAAGCTCTAAATCAATACTAGATATAACACCTGCAATTAAATTGCGGCAACGCATAACACTTGGCACTTGTAGCGCCGTCATGCGATCCATGCCAATGCCAAAATTAGATAGCCCTGAATTAAAGCTATAAACGCCAGCACCGTAGCCAGTATTCATAATTGCAGGGGCATACTGCGCTTCTACGTTTGTACGCTTAATGCCTAGTGTCTGCAGTAGTCCCATGGCGCGATTTTTTCATTTTGTCAAGCATTTAGCAGTTATTGCGCGGCGTGTCGCTATGTATATATTTTTGCCTCGTTCATCGGTTTAGACAGATGCAAGGCCAGCATAGCTGCGCCAATAGGCGCTGCCACTGATCCGCTAGATTTTTTTCTGACTATACGCCATCCATAGTCTTGAGTTTTTGCAGCTACGTTATCCATGGCCTCATCAAGTGATGGCTGAGCGCCATGAACAATACGGCGGTTATCTATGCAGTCCTTAAACGTTGAACAGGCATTGTAAAAGGCGCTGCCGCTACAGTCCTCGACCTTTACAGCTGAGTTATGCAGGCGGTCAGCGATTCCTTGACCAGTGAATTTGTCGAACAGCACTAATTTCGGCATCCACTCATCACAGTAGGCTTTTATGTCGGCAGCTATCTTTAGCTGGTCAATCGCACGATCTGATTCCCATGTTTTAACAAGACTCAGGCCAATACGGCCATCTGGCAATATGCACCCAGCCATAAGGGATGCGTGCCTGCCTGCGTGTGGCTCAACATCAAAGGCAAACATCGTATACATGCCAGGAGACATAACTAGGTCAATATCTGCGCACTCTTCCCAACTACCTGGGGTGAACGGGCTGGTCATTGTGCCGACCCATTTACAAAGTGTTTCAGTCATGGCTGCGTTATAGGTTGATGTGCTGATTATTTCCTCGATGGCTTGCTCACTGATTAATATTCCTAAACTGGGATTCGCAGCCGCCCAGGCATTTCTGTCCCATATGTCACAGTTATCTGGGGCGCTAAATTCGTAGTAGCCAACAGTTTTAGGAGCTTTAGTAAGGCTGCGCTCGCGCATCTCGTTTAGCACTATTGAGTCTTTATGGCCCGCGTTCGACGTGTAAAATCTTTGGCTATTAGGACGGGTGAGCGTAGTGCTCTTAACAGCGTCTAGCGCCTCGACTCCACACTCACGTAACTCATCTACCCACACCATATCGGCTGCGAATCCCAGTTTAGGAATATTAATCAGTGAGCAAGCCATCGAGGAAATAATCAGCACATCAACCTATAACGCAGCCATGAATGAAACACTTTGTAAATGGGTCGGCACAATGACCA